AGAAGGTTCGACTCTGATTGCAACTGCGGTATCACCGTAGCCAGTATCTGTGATAGCTCTGGTGGTAACGTAGACATCAGGTTCTCCAGCACTTCTAAGTTCACCTGTGGCCTTGATTGATTCTGCTGCTCTTCTGTTGGTGTGGTGGTAGACGGTAACTGTTCCGTCTGCGTTAAGGGGGAGTCCTGTGTTTTCGTCAATGTTGGTTTGTTCAGTACTACCCTGTCGTAATATTCCTGATCCTCCATCATCTCGTTGTGTTCCTGTTGTCCGCTCCTCGGATTGTACTGATAAGTCATTGTCAACCTCCTGTAATGTTGATTGTATATCTACATCTGATATACCTAGTCTAGCAGCTAAATCTACAGCAGCGTTAGCATAATCAGGTGCTGCGTTATCTTCATATCCTGTTTCAATAACTGCTTCTTTAAGTTTTGCAGAATCATATAATTTTTTTTCTGGATACCAAACAAGTGCTTGTAAATCTGACATTGTAAGATCTTTAACGTCTTGTTGTAAGATCTCCAACACCTGTGTAAATACTTTTTCTATGTTTCTTCTTTCTGGCGCACCAGAAACAACTTCTTTTTGTCCGTCTAAATTTTTTGCTATAGCATTACCTCTTTTACGCAATAAATCTCCAAGACCTACAGTTTTATCACCTTTTTTAGGTTGACCCATTATGTCTAAAAATATTTCTTTATACTTTGGATCTTTTGTAAATGGTGCTATTTCTTTCATCGCTATACGATTAGCCTTTTTTGTTGTAGCTGTTTCTATTGCTTTACCTACTGCGTCTATATCACCTAATGTAAGTTTTCTTTTTATTATTGTTTCAAACGCTTTTTTTTGTTCTTTACTTAATGATTTAATTATTTGTTTTATTTGTTCACGTTGTGTCCTTACTAATTTTGTTTTGTCGTTAACTAACGTACCTGTCATGCGACCCCATGTACGCATAGCCCATCTATCTAAAGTTAATTGTTCATAGTTACCATATAAATTTGCAAAAAATCCGTTACCAATTTTTGGCCCCATTATTGCCGAACCATAAACTAATTCTTCCATTCCAAACCCACCTGTCACTTCTTTTCCTGTGTATGCTTCAACTTCTCTTCGTGTATGTTTAGTTTTCATAAATTCTTCTACTTCTTTAAATCCTTTTTCTTCAATCAAACCATTAATAGTTGCAAAACTTATTTCCATTGCAAGAGCAGATTGACCACCTTCTGGAAAACTTTCTGGTAATTTGCCATTTTGATCAAAATATTCATATGCAGCACTTGCGTATCTAAAGTTTGTATTAACGTCTATACCGTTAGATGTAGCTGCTAAAGCCCATTTAAATGCAAAACTATGTTCTAAATCAGTAGCAATTTTTGGATATACAAGTGATATTATTTTTATTGCTTTAGTAACTTTTTCGTTATACCAACCAACAGCATTTGCATTTTCTTGCAAAGCAAAACGTGCGTCATCTAATAAAGTTTGTACAAGATATTTTTCTACCTCAACAGTAAATTGCGAAACATCTACTTTAGCTTTTTTTGCTTCTGCTTTTACACGGTTCTGTATTTCTAATTTAAAATCCCGGTTGGTTGCAAATGGTTTACTAGCTGCAAAATCAAAATTTTCTACAATTCTTGCTATTTGATATACAGCTTGTGGTACTGGCTTCCCTTTTTTTTGCTTACCTCTTTGTGCCAATATTTCCTGTGTTTGCTGTTTATATATATTTGCTATCTCTGTATCCCATGTACCGCTATTTATTGTTGATTTAACCGCTCTATTATCAAACACGACTATTTCATTACCATCAAGAACAGGCATAATTGCACCGTCATATCCTTCGGCTATAAGTTTGTCTTTAAATGCTTCTGCTGTTACCTGACCTGATCTAATTAATTCTTTGTCATCTAAAGTTGCTCTGTATGGATTTTCTAGACGAGCATACAAAGGCATAACGGTTGGCCCTATAGTACCGTCAGATGGTATACGACCTTGTATTTGTCTGCTTTTTTTTAGATTTGCATAGTATTTAGCTAAGTTTTCATTATCAGTTACATATACACCAGTACCTAGCCATCCCTCATCTAATCTTTTTGGATGAGATAAATCAAAATGATCTATGCTATCTGTAGTGCCGTGGTAAACAACTTGTGGTGTGCCGTCAGCATTTTTTAATTTTGACTTACCAAAAAACTTTTTAAATGCAGGTGTGTCTAATTTTACTGTTCCATCTTGATTAAATAGCTGCTGTTCTGGTGCTACGTTAAATTTATCATCAGTAGTTATGTTGTAAAAATATTTATTAAAAAATTCACTAGGACTTATTCCTAATTGATTTGCTTGTGTAACCACAAAATCTCTTACAAAATAAGATAAAAATTTACTTTGATTAGGTGTATAAACACCAGTAGCTTTTAACTGATTATTTATATTTGTTTGTATAGCATTTGCATCTTTTCTTATTTCATCTGCTAATTCTTTTTGTTGGTTTAATATTTGTTCTGCTTCTTTTCTAAGAGTATCTCTTTCATTTGTAAACTGCCCAGCTTCTGCTGCACTCATGCCGTCTTGTGTTACACGCATATGTGGTTGCAATGCAATGCCTAACTGTGTACCAGCAATTTTTGCAGCATATGTTCCTGTCGGTATAGCAACGTCACCTTGCCCACCTGATAAATTTATTTCTTTTAAATCATTGGCAATTTCTGGGGAAAACAATTCTAGTTGTTCCATAGTTATGCCATTGCTGCTTAACTGTTGATTAAATATTTCTGCGTCTACAAAAATGTTTGGCACTTCTTTGTCACTAGCTACATTTTGTATATACGATTCAAATAAATTAGGGTTTCTTATTTTTGTTTTATCTGTTGTAGATAAAGTAGTTAGTGAATCAATAAATGCAGCATCTTTTGTTGCTTTTTTTGCTCTACTTATATCAGTTACAAAAGTAGGCCCTACACTTAATCCAGCGAGTGGAATCATACCAGTAGCAACTATTTCAAAAACTCCAGCAAGTCTTTGTGATATTTCTGTTCTACCTTCTGCCGTTAATAACTTACTTTCAAATTCACCTTCTTCAAAATAATTAGCAAAATCTTCACCTGCTATATTTACTAATTCTTGTAATTGTTCAGTACCTACTTCTGTTGCCCAGTTACGAAAAGCTTCAGTACCAGTTTTGCGTAAAACTTGTACCATAGTAGGTTTTATTAAAGTTTTACTAACTTCTTGCATAGTTTCTCTTATTAACAATTTTCTCACTGGTGCTGTTAATGTACCTAAACTTACAAACTCTAGACCACCATTAACAAGGCCAACTGCTATACCAACATTTTTTGCTACATCATGAGATATACCTGCCTTTATAAGAGCGTTATATTGATGACCTGCTTCTATCATTGCTCCTTCTTTTGCAGAACCAGTAGCCATACCCCATATAAATCCAGTAATTATTCCACCTTTTACAGTAATTGGTGCAAATGGGCCACCAAATAATCCTAAAGTTCCACCTGTAGCACCACCAGCTAAACCATATTTAATACCTTCTTGCAATGGCCCAGACATTTGGCCAACAATAGTACCTGTGTTTTCCCACAAACCAGTACCATCACCATTTAGTTCATCTAACCTTACTTGTATTTCTTGTATACGTTGATCTATTATTTCATTAGATTTACCTAATTCTACGTTAAGTCCTTTTTGAAAACCAAGTTTACCTTGTTCAGTTTGTAACCTACCTTTTTCCCAACCTTGTGATATGTTTTCGGGAAAATCTACTATACCAGTAAATGCACCTTCTATAAGACCTAAACGCTCTACATTGTCCTGTGCAATTGCTGCAAAATTAGGATCAGTTAAATGACGCATTAATATTGGATTTGTTTGTGCTAAATCCAATGAATATATGTTTTGTTGTTTATTTCTTTCTTTTAATATATTTAAAGTTTCATCACTATTTAAAGCAACACCGGGTGGTAAATTTAAACGCTCTGCTAATTTTTGTGCTTCACCAGTTCTATCTGGATCTAACGTAGAAACTGTATGTAAAATTTGCTTTAATTTTTTTTCTCTTTCTTTATTTTCTTGCTCAAATAAATCATCAAATGGATTTTTTTCACCATAGTTTTGACTTGGTGCTAATTTATTTAAATCATCAAATGGATTAATAGACAATATTATTCCTCCTTATATGCATATGCTTCATTTACATTTTTAGGTTGACCTTTGCGTACAAAATAATCTGCAATATTTTTTTGACTTACAGGTTTACCTGCTTTGCGTAAAGATTGTTTAATTAGCGATAATACATCTTCATCAATTTTACTTATAAATATTCTTACGTTTTCGTCTTTATAAGGTATGTCAACATAAACATCTTGTAATCTATCTTGATCAACAAAAAATACATTTGTATCTTTAGTGTCACCGCCACCAATAAATCCTAAAAATGGATCATTATCAAGATTCACATTGTCTAATAAAATATCATTTAATGCTTTTTGTTTTTCACCCATAGTTAGTTTTACATTGCCTTTTGTAATTTGTTGTGCGTTAATTTCTTTTAACCATGCTTCATGTATTGCTATATATTTTCTTTTCTTTGTTTTATTTTTAGATGTATATAAATCACCCATGTCATATCTATCTAAAGTAGCTTTTAACATAGTGACATTACCTGTAGCTTCCACATATTTACTTTCACTTTGTAAATCCCTTGCATAATTTTTTAAACCCAAATAATCTGATTGCGATATCGTATGCATATACGAAGGTAAGTTATCTCTTATTTCTTTAGGATTGTCAATTAACTCAGCATATGTAAGCACGTCAGATTCTGCTGGTTGTCCTTTCTTTAATAACTCTTGATCGCTTTCACTAAAATTTTCTATTTTTATACCGTTAGCTTCTAAATTTTTCCAACCACCCTCTTCTGCAAATGCTATTTCTTTTGCAGCATTTAAATTTTCGTTATAAATTTTTGTACGTTCACTACTAATTTTTTTGTATTTAATTTTTAAATCTTCTAAGGCATATTTTTGTTGTTTAGGATCTGTAATTGTTTCTTTTATTTCTGCTTTTAAAACTTCTAACGGACGTAGTCCTGTAATAAAATTTACGTCACTTGTAAAATTACCATCGTAATTAATACCTTTTTTAATTATTTCTAAATCGTTTGCAATGGTAACTGCAAATTCACTTTCACCAAAACGTCCATATATTTTGTTTGCTTCGTCAGAAATTAATTTGTTGTAGTTATTTATAATTTTTTCATTTATCTGTTTTGCATATTTTGTATCTTCTTTGTATCTAGCTGTATCTATTTCAATACTAGATTTAGCTTTTGTGTATAAACTGTCTGCTTTTTTAACACCTAAATGTTGTATGGCAAATAAATGTGTTGTTTGATGTTCATTTATTAATGTTGCATTGGAATCCAGTTTATAAAATTTTGATTCGTTTTTTATTTTTTCTAACGTATCAATATTGTTTTCTTGCGTTTGACCTGCAACCTCTACTTTGTCACTATGATTTCCATCATAAACAGACGCACCTGTACCATCATTTTCAGAATGATTGCTTTTAAGGCACATTAGTTTTTTTGTTTGATCTAAAAAATTACCAGTGTTTTGATTACCGTTAGCAGTTAAAACGCCATTAACACATTTTTCACCATTATAATCTTTATGCTTTTCTGCAATTTGTATTTCTAATTCAGTAACTACATCTTTAATTTCTTTTGGTTTATGCATATCTACATATTGTTTAGCTAACTGGTGTCCACCGGGTAATTTTACTAATTGGTCTACAACACCTTCCATCACTTCAGTGTTGTATGTTTGTACATCTTCTAAATATTTAGAACTCAATGGCCCTTTATTAATATCTGTATTACGACCATTTAACTCTGCACTACGTTTTATTTCTAGAAGTCCTCTGTAATAATTAACAGCGTAATCTCCATTTTCTTCTTGAAAACTTTCAAAACTATTTACCGCAGCTGTTTTTGCTAAATTTACGTTTGCTTCAGATTCTTCAGTTAATTTTAAACGAGTTTGTTTTAAAGAATGTTTACTAGCAGAGTTAACTGATATACGTTTTGACGCAGCATATTTATCGTTAAATATTTGTTTTTGACTTTTGTTATCTAATGTTTCTAAATACTTGTTAGATATGTCTTCTAAATCATTTACTAACTGGTCATACCTAGTTATAGGTTTATTTGTTTCTTCGTCATATCTTACTGTTGCTATTGCGTCACCACGTTGCAAGTTTAAATATTCATTTACTTTTACATCTGCTTCTTCTTGATATCCTCTATATGCTTCATTAGATTTAACGTCATCGTGTTGATCCTGTAAATCTGCTGCTATTTTTGCAAATTGTTTTTGTGCATTACTTAAACGTCCAATATCTTGTGCAACACCTGTATCTTGTACTGGTTGTATATTAGTTGCAGAAAATAATGGTGTTCCACCAGTATCTATTTGTTCTGTAGGTGTTTGCTGTAAAGGTACTGTTGCCATAATTAACCTAGATCAATTAAACCGTAACCATCTTCTTTTGCAAAATCACCAACACCTGACATAAGTGTGCTTGTCATATTTAACAATGGACTAACAGTTGATGCGGTAGCAAACATATTACTTGCTGATACACCTAACATATCTGCCCTAATATCAGCTTGCACCCCTCTTGTTCTCATTTGGTTTGCAGCCCTTATTCTATTGCTATTCATTGTTATTTTATCTAGTTCTCTCATTACAGCGTCTGATGCGAAAACATTAGCAACACTACCGTATCCAAGTTGTATACCTCTTGCAGCAAAACTTGTTCTAGCTTTTCCTTCCTTTAAACCTGCTGCCATTGTTTTAGTCATTATCTGCCTGTTATATGCTCTAAATACTTGTTGTGCTTCCATTTCCAACATATCGGCATTAATTTTTGCCATGTCTTCTTGGTGTTCAAGTGTTAAACCTGCACTTTCTGCTTCATATCTTTGCCTGTTTGCTGCTGCAATATTGCCAATAATACCTGTTACAGTACCACCTATTGACATTATTCCGCCTACTGTATCCCAACTTTTCCAATCTATAGCCATAAGTGCAACACCTACTTATTTTTATACTATACAAACAGTTTATCGGTTTACGGTCACACTATCCACCAACAGATACTTCTAAAGTAACTCCAACTACTGTTAATGGTAATGGATCTGTTTGTCTTATAAATATTTGACCGTAATCTTGCCAAGAAGGAGTAAGCATTATTTTTATATCTTCAGTTTTTAAATTAGGTGGCGATCCAAATGGTTCTGTTGTACGTTGTTTTGCTTCTACTAATTTTTCTGACGTAGGGCCAACAAATATACCAGAACTTTCAAAAACACGAAGCCAAGCATGATTTAAATTTTTTACACGGCCTTGACCAAAAGCTTCTGTTTGCAATGCTAATGGCAAAGTTTGTAAATCACATACATAAGGTAAACCAACGTGTGTAACACTAGATGCACGGTTTAAAGTAATACTGCCATTAGAATCTACAACTTTAGTTGGATGTACAGCACCGTCAGCCAATATGTTTACTGTTTTACCAATTAAATGACTTAATCCTGATAATGTTTTTTCTGCAATTTCATAAGAAGTTATTGCTGTATTTTGTAAACTGCTTGGCAAATCTCTATCAAGTTTTACCGTTGCAGTGTGATTATCTGCAATTGCTGTAATATCGCATCTATAAGTTTCAGTGCCATCAACTATTACTATTGCATCATTTAAATCTGTAGTAAGACCATTACCGCCAAAATTAAATACAGGTATAGAAGATGGAAATTCTAAAGTAACAGAACTACCTTTTGTAAAATTACCGCTGCTAGTTATAGTTACAGTTCTTGCTGTATTTGTATTTGTACCGTTATATGTCAAACCAGAATCTACAAAAAAACTATCACGTTGTAATGTGTAATCTCTTGTACCCATGCGTTCTATATATCTTTTTGTAGCACCTCCAATAGTTCTTTTTATTACGCAATAAGCTGCATCTACACTGCCTTCAGCTACTGTTGTAACGCTTTCAAATGTACCGTCTGTGTCATGTTGATGCCATGCTCCTACCTGTTGTTCTGGTACATATGTAAGACCTACTAGTTTACCGCTTGTACTAATCATCCAGACAATTGGTGTCGGTGCTTTAGCTAAAGTCATATCTGTAATATCAAAACCATCAAACAAATGTGCTGCTCTTATAGATAAATCACCAGTTATAAAACCATTAGATTGCCAGTTATATCCTAATTCTCTTGCATGACCACCACGACTTGCAATATAAACCATGCTGTTATTAACTACTACAGGTTGTGTATTATTAGCTCCTACATATGATTGTGGTTTTACTGCTATAGATGTAGGTGTAATAGCATCACTGTTTACAGAGGTAACCCTCCATTCTGCTGCTTCTGTCATAAATAACAATTGCGTCAGCGGTACTATATGTTTTATTCTGTTTGCTTCACGAGCAGCAACTCTAAATTGAATACGGTCATCATCTCGTATTGGTAATTTAAATGACATATCACTTTCTGTTCCTGACCTTGTCATAAATATAGTTTGCGGTTCGTTATTAGTACCAGCAAAAACTCTACGTTGCTCAAAATAAGAAACAGCATTAGGAAAATTATTTGTACCAGAAAATATAGTTTCGTATCTTGGTGGTGTTATAGCAAAATCTGGTGCAATATTATTATCAACAATGCTGTATGTACTTGGATTGCTTGATGAATCGTGATCTTTTTCACCAATAAAACCAAATAAACCACCTTGTTCTTTATAAACTCTGTATCTTGATGCACCAACAACATCGTTCCATGTAATAGTATTTTTAGCTCCTGTCACAAAAATATTATTAGATACACTTACAGTACCTGATGCTGCACTTTCTCGTACTCCGTCACTTGCTATTGCGGTTACGGCATAAGTATGATCTTCGTTAGTGTCAGAATTATTACTTGCTGAACTGGGCATATATGCAGAAACAGATAATCCAGTTGGAGCAGATATTGCTGCTGTAAAATCAATATTAAAAAATTGCCAATTACTTGCTCCGTATCTTCTTAATTCTGCTGGTTCATGATTAGAATGTACCAACGTCATTACGTCAGAAGATTGTACAAATTTAATATCAAATAATTCTGCTTCTAAATATGGTGATGGTATTTCATATGTCATATCAGTTGGCAATGCATACCAATTTGTAGAGTTAGGTGGTGTGCTGTTTGAATGTGCTGTTTTAGCGTAATAATTAACATTGTTATATTTTGCTATATCACCAATAGAATAACTAGTACTACTGCTCCACGCTGACCCATCTGCATATTGTAAAGTTGCACCTTGTGTATGAAATCTAAAATATTCTTGACCAATTTCTATGACCATTGTTTGTGACACGTTAAATCTAAATGGTATTAACCTTGTTTGTTTTGTAGAATCTTTTACCTCTTTTACAAAAAAGAATCCCGGCCTGTTTTCTGCTGGCCCTTGTGGTTTGGCAATAAAATTACGCATTGTTGCAGCACCTTGTTGATATTTACTGTCATCAATACGACCTGCCATTTCTGGTGATATTTCACCACTAGAGAATGATTTAAGAAAAGTTCTTGTGTTTGGCATTAATTACCTCCCAGATGTCCAAGGCACAATATGCTCTACTGTTATATCTCTATGTAAATTATCTTGTTGTTTTGCACTTGCTAAATAATTACGCATCATTTCTGTACATCGTTTTGCTTGTGCCATACCTTGATCACCTTTTATTATTGGCCCTGCCATCATAGATGCTAAATGCCAAGACAAAGTAACAATAAATAATGGTGAGAATGTTGTTGAATCAGTTACTAATGATTGATATCGCAACAATGCATTTTCTTGATTGCTATAAATATAAATTCCTTCTACTGCAAATTGCTGTGGTGTATATTGACCTGCCACGATAGTAGGTGCATAGTTAGATGTTATACCACCGGGAGTATCACCGGCAGACATTCTTGTAGCATAATCATTTTGTGCTGTGGGAGATATTATTGCAACAGGTGTCATCATGTCAGCAGGTGCAACATATGCATATTCCCATTGTTCAATCGTATTAGTTGTAGTTGCTAAACTTGCACGTTTGGCTGCAAAATTCCAAGTATGTGCTTCTAATAAACTGTTTCTTGCTATAGGATAAAATCTTGCAGCGTGTTCCGCTTGAGCAGATCCTTCTGGTGGTTTTATCGAAGCAATAGTTGCATCATCACCTAAATGTGCCAAGGCAAGGTTGCAAATATCTATTTCAGTTGCCATTACATCTCCTATAAAAAAGGGAGGTTAGCAGTATTACTACTAGCCCCCTGTAAATTAAAAAAGAAGACTAATCCTATTTACTAGCTGCTTCAAGTTGTTTAATAAGAGAATCTTTTGTTTGTCTTCTATCAAGTTCAATACCGATAGTGCGACCATAAACTTCAAGTTCTGCTTTTGTCATTGTTTCTAGATTAGATGTTTTTACCTCAGTTTCCACAGGTGTAGTAGACGCTACAGGTGTCTGAGGTTCTTCACCACTAACTAGTACAAGATGTTTGCAATACTCTCCGTTGTACTCAAATTCTTCATCAACTTCTCGTAAGCTATTACCTACGAAACATTTGATTTTAGCTTTGTAAATAGGCATAAGTCGTTCTTAGTTTAAGCTACGGTAAAGCCAGAAGCATAGAACTTCTGTCCATCACCAATTGTTTCTACTATATCAGCAGTAACTTTACCTGCATTCATAGTACCTGCAACTGTGTACCTAGCACCAAGATATCTTTGGCCTTTGCCAGCAATCTCTGGATTTAAGGTAACAACAATGTTTTTACCTAATGTAAGTGATGCTGTGACAATTGCTGCACTACTACCAATAACGGTAGGTGAACCTAAGTTTGCACTTGCACTAGTAATAACTTCAAAAGTTATACTTGTACCGTTAGCAAATGCTTCAGTTAATGCAAAGTTCATGTACAAAGTTGTACCTTCACCCATGTCTCTTGCAACACCTAAATCAACGGTGTTAGTAGATACAGCGGTAGATGTAACCGCTTGATCTTCGCTCACTCTGAGCAGTGAATCTGTAATCATTTTGTAAAAATCTCCAAAAAATAAAAGAATAATCTAAGTAACTATTAAGTCACACGAGCTTCAGCATTGATTAAAGCATCTACCTGTCTGATTGGAGTACCTAAGAATGATAAGTAGCTTTTTGCTTGTCCAAATTGAGATAAACCTTCTTGTATATTTAATACGTTTTGTGATTTATCCAAAGCTGCAATAGACAATCCAGAATGAACTGTTCTGTTCATATAAAAAGCTGCTCTACCCATACCCATGTTAGGTATTCTGTAAGTTGCTCTTGCCATTAATTTAACAAGTGCAGTTGCAGCAGTAGTAGCTTGAGTATTAGCAACTCCAACTAAATCAGAAATGTCAATGTTGCAAATACGAACAACGTATCTCCAATCTTTAACAACCAAACCGTTTTTCCATTGGTAACGTGTAGCAAAAGCTTGTAGCCTTGTACCGTCACTATTGTAAACAGTTTGCTCACCTAAGTCTTCGTGTGTTAAACCTGCTTTAGATCCTTTAGGGAAAGGACAATAAACAGTTTGATCACCCCAAACAACTAGATATACAGAAGCGTTATCAGAACCTGATCCACCTGCATCAAGAATGTTTACAGCATTATCTGCGGAAAGGTCACCGTATCT